TAGTTTTTTACTTACTATAAAAGATATCATTAATACAAACCATGTAGAATGTAGCATTTGTAATATATAATTAACATATCAATAACATTTTATATCATTTCGTATAACGTTATTATTATAAGTATTTGATAAATATATATAGAAATTAAATAATATATATATGTATGTATCAAACAGAAGAATTTAAAAATAAAAATAGCACTAAAATCAGTCATACTAAAAAAAAAGTACGGTTTTTTTCAATTGTGCAAGTTGTTCTTATTCCCTGTATCGAAGAGTATAAAATGGCAGATATTGCGAAAAATATATGGATGTCTAAAGAAGACTATTATATTAACTCTTAGGTAACTCGCGATTATTCCATCTAGTAATGATTTCTTCATCTAAATTTGTACCCATATGATTTTCATAAGAACGAGGGGAAATATAAAAAAGTGTATTCATATCATTTTTACTATTTAGTTCACCCGTTGAAAAGGATACCTTAAAATATTTAGTTTCATTTTTGGTTCCTACAAAATCATTATAATAATAACCTGATTCTGCATCTCTTATTTTACAACCAACTCCTCCGGTTACGTATACCTTTATAGCGGTGTTTTTCAAAATACCTCTTTTATTTAATTTCTTACGGATTATCTTACAATATCCACTATCATAATCTCTCATATCTGTAATATCTTTTTCAATATCATTTATTCCGTTAGGATCAAATTGTTCAGTACCTTCCATAATTATAGATTATATAAGATGATAATTATTAATAGTCGTATATCTTTAAATGATTTAATGGTTTAATATTATTTAGTAGCGATTGCCTTTTTTTCCTGAATTTTTTCCTGAATTTTTTCCTGAATTAATTGTGAAATCTTTTTTTCCAAATATGTTACTTTATTTTTAAGATTATTATTTTCGATTGTTAATTCTTGTGATAAAAGAGTCATTTGGTCTAGTTTAGATTGTGTACTTTGATTTTTAAATTGTGTTATAGATTCGTTTCTTTCTTGTCTTTTTTTATGAATATCATTCATCTGTTTTATAACATCCGGTTTATTGAATGGTTCTCCAGGAATATAATTTTTCAATAAATTATCTATTTCGTTAGTAAAAAAATGTAATATTTCTTCGTCTTTAATAAAATCTGTTACAGTGAGACTTGGTTCATTTATAAATCTATTATTTCCAAGATTTTGATATAACAACTGTTTTTTATCAAATGAATTATGATTATGAGAGAAAACTAGAATAGTTTTTTTACTATCAAGTTGAATCATGGGAATTGTAAATCCTTTTAAAAATAATTTTTCTTCTGCTAACGACGCTTCGTCACTAAATGTTGTTTCATTTAGAAGCTGTCTTTTAAAAGCAAAAGTTGCCGCAGTAGCATGATTTTCACCATATGGTCCAAATCGATACATTTTATTGATATGTTTAAAATAAATATGCATTATAGATGAGCCTGCACATAATATATTTGGATTTTTTTGTAATTCGTCAACCGCATATGATATTCTCTCAGGTGGATAAAAATCATCATCATCCATATAAATAATAATATCGCCTTTTGATTTTTTATGTAATAAGTTTCTTTTTTTTCCAAGTGTCATTTTTTCATCATATTTAAAATATTTTACTTGAGGTATATGCGTAACTAATTCTTCAATTTTATCTGTTCCGTCATCAATAATTAACCACTCTATACATTCTTTTGGATATGTTTGATGAAGAAAGCATTTGATCATAGTTGGTATAAATGGTCGACGGTTGAATGTAGGTGTTAACACACTTACAAATGGCAATTTGGATTTGTTCGTATTTTCTGATGATTTTTTACCCTTTTTCTTATTTCCCATAATAAGTTAATGAGTTTTTGTTTAAATTATTTATATGTTTGAATTATTTAAAATATCAAATATATAAATTCATAATGAAAAGAGTGAAAATATTTAATCCTGTAAGTTAACAAGTTTTTTTCCGGCTTTTTTTATATCTGCTGTAATATTTGTTCCTCCGAAAAATCCTCCTCCAGACGTTTTAGGTTTGAATTCACATGTTTTATTTGCCTGATTATTACTTACCAGTGGGGTAATATCTGTTGGATGAATTTCTTTAAATAATGTAGTTGCTACTACTCCAAAAAATACCATAACAGCTGCAACTAGTACTGCTAATGCATAAGTTAACTCAAGGTTCGCAAAACTACTTAAAATAACTAAAATACAAATGGTAGAAGTAATTGTTACTTTATAAAACTTGAAAAATTTCGCCAAAATATTTATTAGTCCTGTAGATTTATCATCTTTATCTTTTGCTTCATATGTAAACATAGTCATTATAGTAAATATAACTGATATTAGTGGTAAAAACCCCCATGCAAAAATAAGTAATATTATAAATAATATAATAAATACAAACATCATCATACAGCGTCCTGAAAATAGTAATGGGTCCCATAAAGTCACCGTGTCCCAGTCAGCCGGTTTATTTGGATCATTATTTTTATTTATTTTAAAAAACCATGTCATATTTGCAAACCATAAATAAATTAAATATACACAATTGATTATTAATAACACAATAAAAACGATTAATAAAATAATTGGCCCGAAAAAAAGAATTAATGTTTCTGGTAAAAAATTGATGAAATTAAAAATTGTATTCAGCGATAAATAATCAAAGCTTACTAATCCTTCCATCAAAGCGACAATATAATTTACTAGATAATTTGTTTTAGAACCACTTTTGTATTCGCGAAACATATCTAATAATAAATTTTTTGTATTGGCGCCTTCATATGGGAATTTTAATTTTTCAGATAATGGAGGATCGGTTGCGGTTACAAATATATTTGTAAATATGCTTTCTATGTTTGGTTCTGTACTAGTAAAAGGTTTACAATTTTCTTCTGTTGGTAGAATATTTGATTGTGCTACTTTACATGCATATAAAACCGATCCACCTAATGTAAAATATATTAATACAATTAATATTAAAATTATAGTATATATTATAAATTTTATTATTTTGGGGGAATCTGATGAATCTGACATAATCTATAATTTATCATTATAAAATTATTTCACTTTAATTAAACTAAATAATTTTATATTTATTTATATTTTGTCTTATGATATAATATATGCAAAAAATATTTGATAAGCATAATAGAAACTACTTCATAGTATTTTTAGCTATTTTTAGTTTTATATTATTGATCGGCTTATTTTATTGGATAAATTTTCTAGTTAAATATAATTATATTAAAGAAGCATTTGATAATAATTCAGAATTGTATAGCCATACAGTAAATACCCCATTAACTACTACTACTAGTTGTAAAAATTTTTGCGGACCTCCTGCTAGATGTTCTATAACTGGACAACAGTGTACTGCAGATATTGATTGTCCAGGTTGTCAACCTAAAACTACAAAAAACACTAAACCATCTAAATCAGTTCCGCCAAATGACGATGCTGGAAAGTTAACATTTAGTCAAACTCCTCAATATTCATCATTAACGTCTGATTATGGTATGAAATCACGAATTATAACAGATAATAAATTATCAAAAACACCATCTTTATCTGTTGATAACTCGTGGCTGGTCGGGTTTAACGATAGTAAAAAAGAATTTGATAAATATTATAAAATTAAACATATGAAAGATGAACCAGAATATCCATCAAGATATTCATTAAGTGGGGACTTTAAAGACGATGGACCATTAGCTTCCAATTCTTATTTGACGTAACTTATTAAGTAGCATACATTAAACCGGCATTACCGCCTACAAAAGTTACTGTATTAATACGTTCTTCAAAAAGAATTAAATCAAAATTATAATCATATAAACGCCAAGTTGGTTTATTAATTCCAATTATATCCCCGGATTCCTCATCACAAATATTTAATGTTTGTGCATATGGATCAATAGGCGGTGTAATCGTAGTAAACTCTAACTGTATATTTGTAAATCTACTCATATTCATAGCTCCCGAAGGTTGCAAGTTGAACGGAGAAGTATCCAAACAAAAATTATAACAATATAGCCCGTCCGGTGCAAACCCTCCTGTTCTTACATATTTTTCTACATAATTGAATACTTCAGATGGAAGAGTATTTTCTCTATAATCTCCATCGAGTAAAATAGCCATAGTCATCAAAATTTGTTTAATATTTTGGGGATTATATACACCAGAAATAAATAAACCAGTTAATTCCCCATGTGGAGACGATCCAGGTCCTATATTCGCATTTCCACCCAAAATATTGGGGTTTTGAAATGGTCCTAAAACAGGAGCACTTTCTGCTGGACCAGGTAAATAATTATATGGCCAATTTGTATAGTTACACCATTCATTTCTTAAGTTTGCATCACTTCTTCTAAAAAAGAACATCCAACTGGAAACCATTCCTAATGAATCTAAATCTACTTTATTTGATCCTGTAACATTATTAAATGTTTTTTCATATACTTGTTTAAATAAATAATTTTGTGTATTTTTAGCAAATAAAGTAGACTCGTCATTTGAAAGAAAACAATAAGTACAATTTAAATTTATATCTGCATTCCATACTGAACGTTGGTCTACATAAGAATTTGGAGAAAGATCATAGTCCGGAGGTGTTTGTAAAAATCGATACATCTGTTGGTAAAATTGATTGAAGTTTGGTGCTATATACGGAAAATTATTTTGATAATCAAATACATCTCTTATCTGTAATAACTGATTAATTGGTTTTAAAGTAATCGTAATTACTAATTCATTATATTGTAATGCAACTAACGGAAAAGCCATTTGACTTTTCAAACCAAACCAATTATTCAAAGGTATATATAAAACACGTCCATTAATTGAAGGCTGTGCTCCTGCCGGATTTGTTGTATGATAAGCACTTGGATATGTATTTGTATATGGACCCGAATTTGCAGGATCTGTTAATTCTGGTACTTGACCAATCATTTCATTAAATAAATCCAACTTTTGTCCACCAAAATCACGTTGTACTGCTGATAATAGATATTGTCCTGAATATTCTTGTAATTTTTGATTACCACATGTAATTGTTATTTTATTTATTAAAAGTGCTCCTATATTTTGTATCCATTTAAAATCATAGGGCGCCCAATCCGTATAAACTGTTCTTCCATCATTTTCTACTACAGTTCTTGGAGGATATATCGGACTCCATATATTTGGTAGTGTAAATGATAAATATGTATCCATTAGTAAATCGGCATATCTTTTTACTTTAAAGGTATATGTAGATTCTGTTGTTAAGTTTAGTGTAGGGGTGCCTTCAAAATCTAACCGAAAATTTTGTTTTCCAAAATTAGTATATTTTTTATAGGTTGCTTTCCAAAATGTTTTACTAGGATTTCCATTTAATATAATATTTTGTTGTCCTTGACTTACAAGATTAAGTAATCCTCCTGCCATAATATTATATATAAATAATATTTAATCTATTTGATATTAAATTAATAAAATTTAAAAATATTATATATATAAGAAAATGAATTCTGATTCAACATTAAGCGACATTCAAAGAAGCAACGAAAATTTTATTGTTTATATAATTATGTTTTTTATTGTTTTTATATTAATTTTTATCATCAGTTATATTTATTATATTAGAAATCTTAAATCATCTGAATGTAGTTCAATGGACAATTTATATCCCTCAATCGATGGATATATTACACCTATAAATACTTCTGATCCAGATTGTTCTGGCTGTTTATATGACTATTATGTTAAAACTGCATATAATGCGTGTTCCGGAGGAGATTATACTAATGACTTTGTAGATGTTTGTAATTTAAAAAGCGTATTAAAACAAGGTGTGCGAGCATTAGATTTTGAAATATTTTCTATTGATAATGAACCAGTAGTTGCTACAAGTACTTCAGATAGTTTTTATATAAAACAAACTTTTAATTCAGTCAAATTTTCCGATGTAATGAGTACTATTAAAGATTATGGATTCTCTAATGGAACTGCACCAAATTATAGCGATCCTATTATTATTCATTTACGGTGTATGAGCAGTAATCAAGATATGTTTAATAATTTAGCTGGTATATTTGCTGAATATAATAGTATATTATTAGGTAGCCAATATAGTTTTGAGAGCCAAGGTAACAATTTGGGTAAAGTTCCATTAACAGAGTTAATGAATAAATGTGTTATTATATTTGATAAAAGTAACACCGCTTTCATAGATAATGAAGAATTAACAGAATATATAAATATGTTGAGTGGTTCTGTATTTATGAGAACATATAATTATACAGATGTTGCAAATAATCAAGATGTAAATGAATTAACAGAATTCAATAAAAGAGGTATGACAATTGTTTTTCCAGATAATAAGTCTAATCCTTCTAATCCTAGTGGTATTTTATGTATGGAATATGGTTGCCAAATGGTTGCGATGCGATATCAACAAGTAGATAATTATTTAGAACAAAATACATTATTCTTTGATAGATCTCAATATGCATTTGCCTTAAAACCTCAACGTCTTAGATATGTTCCTGTTGTTATTAAAGATCCAACGCCTCAAAAGAAAGGTTATTCATATGCAACTCGAAAAGTTGGTACTGATTATTATAATTTTAATTATTAAAAGCAAATAAATACTTAGTTAATAATTAGTTTAAGAGAAATATGAGTGAAAACATTTTATTGCCAAAAAATCGCAAAAATGTACAATTTAGTGTTTTTAAAGATGTTATTTTTATACCATACGATTATAATATTGATAATATGGATCTTTGGTGGACATCTAATGAAATTGATAAAATAAGTAAAAATTTTATAAAAACACATAATATTAAAAATATTTCCTTATTAGGGAACGAAGTTAAAAAAATACTGGCTAATTATAATTAATATTAATATATATTATGAAGGACCATGATTGTAAAAAATTATCATTTAGTGAATGTGAACTAGCTATTTTACGTATGGCAGTAGATAAAGCAGAAGATAAAATTTCTCGACGAAACGTTAGTTCACCAGAAATTAAAGAAATAATTAATGTAGTGGAAGAATTTTTGAAATCAAAAAAATTAATTTGTTATGGTGGAACTGCTATAAATAATATATTACCTAAATCACACCAATTTTATAATAAAGATGTCGAAATACCCGATTATGACTTTTTCTCTTATGATGCTTTAAATCATGCAAAAGAGTTAGCAGATATATATTATAAAAAAGGATATGACGATGTTGAAGCGAAAGCAGGACAACATCACGGTACATATAAAGTTTTTGTGAATTATATTCCTGTTGCAGATATAACTCAAATGGATAAAGAGTTATTTCATTCGCTTTTAAAAGAATCGATTAAAATTGGTGGAATTTTGTATGCACCTCCGAATTTTTTACGTATGTCTATGTATTTAGAGTTATCTAGACCTGCTGGAGATATTTCTAGGTGGGAAAAAGTGTTAAAACGGATTACCCTATTAAATAATAATTATCCATTAAAAAACGATGAATGTTATGATATCAGTTTTCAACGAGAAATGTCAAATCAGAATAAAGAAGATATTATTTTTGATATAATTAAAAAAACGTTTATAGATCAAAACGTTGTTTTTTTTGGAGGGTATGCTATTTCACTTTATTCTAAATATATGCCAGTTAAATTAAAACGTAGGT